TGGCCAGGTACGTCATAGCGGTCGAACCCGCCAACACCCTGCCATACGGCCGCACCGTCCGAATCGTCGAGATTGATGAACGGTCGACGGTTGTCGCCAAGCCACAGCGAAAGCTCGCTGTAGGCCAGAGTCTGATCGTCGTTTATGCCTGGGTCGGTCGTGCCTGCGCGGTTCAATCGTCCCATTGCCGTGTCAGCCGTCGCCGCCAGCCGAACAGTCGGCGCGCTGCTGAAGTTGACCAGCACGCCTGCGCCGGCTGACCCTCGAACGACGTTCGCCGCCGCGCGCGTGATGCCTGTGGTCCCGTTGAACGTGCCGACGCCGATCTCGAACTGCGATCCGGCCTGCGCGACGTAGAGCACCGGTTGAGCCGAAGCCCCGAGCGCGGTTGCAAAGGTTTGATGGTCCGTGGTCGCACCAGTCAGAACGAAGGCGCTCGTTCCCGTTGCCGAATTTCCTTCTTCGACAAAGTCAGCGAAGCTCAGCGTCATTCGTCACTCACCGTCTCAACACCGCTCGGGCGTCCTTCCTCATCGCGCAGCAGGCGTTTCGGCGCGGTCATTGCCGCGACGATCGCCTCGCGGCTCGTCTTCACCTCAGCCGCCACGTTGCCGAGCGCCGCGCCGACTCCCGCCGCGTCGAAGCGGGAGCGGTCAAGATCGGAGCGGAGCGCGTTCAGGCCGCCAAGTAAGCCGTCCAGTCGCTCGATCACCGGCTGCATCGGGTCGGGCGGCGTCAGGCGGCGCGCCGTCTCGGCGATCACCTCATCCGGCGTATCGTCCGGAAATTCCAGAAGCCGTCCGTCCGCCAGTTCCGCGCGCCTCATGCGGGCACCCGGTTGCCGCGATTGTCGAAACGCAGCACGTCGACCGCGCGCGCTTGCGCCAGTTGGGCTTCGGCGTTCGTCTTCTTGATCTTCGCCGTGCGCTCCGCGACCTCGAGCGCCTGCGCTTCCTCGGCCTGCGGGTTCGGCTGCATCAGCAGCTGCTTGATCTTCTCGGTGAGCGCGCTCGGAAGCGGACTGTAGGTCATCAGCTCGCCCCAGATTTCAGCCGGTACCGGTTCACGCTGCAGGATCGGCAGCATCTGCGTGATCATCGACCAGACCATTTCCTTCTGGTTCGCGGCGGCCGGCGCTTCATCGACGATCACGTCGAACTTCATCGTCTCCGCATCGATCGCGAGCGGCACGTACTTCGCGGCGCCATCTTGGGTGATCCGCACCAGGCGACCGTCGTTCATGTACTTTACGATCAGGTGCAACAGGATCTTGCCCTGCGTCTTGCGGTAGTAGCGCAATGAGTCGAACAGGTTGGCGAGGATCGTCATGCCCGCCTTCTTGCGCTGCGCCTCAAGCACGCCCGCCTGGTCGCGTTCGGCAAGGCCGAGCAGCTCGAGATTGACGCCCGATACGTCGCGGATCGAAGATACCGCGAATTGCAGAAGCCCCTGAAGATCCTCCGGCATCTTGCCGCCGGGCCGGGTGCCGATCGCGTCTAGCTTGCCCGGCTTTACGTAGACGATCTTGTCGGTGCGCGCCCAATCCGCTTCGGCGCGGCGCTTGTCGGTGAAGGCGCCTTCCTCGACGAGCGGGGGCGTGCGTGCCTGGGTGTTGATCCAGTGGAGAAGCTGGCTGATCCACTTGTTCGCCCACTTCTGCGGGTCCTTCATCGCCCGCACCAGGCCGTACCAGGTGCGCGCGTTGCGGTCGCGGGCGCCCGTCATGCACTTCAGGCTGAAGTCGTAAGGGCAGGGCAGGGGCGCTTCGCTCAGTACCTTCGCGCCCACGAAGGCGCGGCGATAGACCTTGCGCCGTGCGGGCATTGCTTCGATCGCGACCCCTGAACGCTCGGCCGATTTGCGCAAGCCCTTCATCTGCGCGTCGCTGAAGTCGGCGAGTGCGCCGGTGGTCGGGTCCTTCACGCGCCAGTAAACCTCGTACTCCCACCACTGGCATTCGATCAGGGTGACCGTCTTCAGCGTCGGCTCGCCTTTGTTCGGTTCGTTCTTGTAGTGCGGCGGCGTGGAGTCGTTCGTGCGGCTCTTGCCGGTATCGGCCCAGGAGGCGTGCAGGTCTTCCGGCTCAGCGTCCGGAAACAGCGCTTCCGCCTCTTCACGCGCGATTTCTTTGGCGCGCATCACGAACCGAGCATCGGCCAGGTTGCGCTTCTTCGCGGAAGGGTCCCAGTAAAACTCCAGCGGATCGACGCGGTCGATCTTCGCCATGCCTTCGGGATCGTCGTCGTAATCGAGCCGCGTATCGGTCGGACCCATCCCGCAGATCAGCAGGTCGCGGAATGCGTCGCTCTCCTCGTCCTCGGCATTGGCTTCGTCGCGCACGAACTCGACCGCGCCGGTCAAGAGCTCGTTCACCTGCACGTCGCCCTGCGTGCGCGGAATGTAGCGCACCTGCTGCCGGTTGGTGACTTCCGAGCCGGACACCGCATCGACCACGACGCCGATGCGGTTGAAAGTCAGCGCGGGGCGGCTCTCCTGCCGTAGCCTGTCGAGATCACCGCCATCCCATTGGTCGCCGGCGACAAAGGCGAAATCGTCTTCGGCATCCTTGCGCCAGTCGGCCGAATGATCGCGCGCGGCGATGAACCATGCCTTGATCCGCTCGAACAGCGGGTCTGCGGTTTCGGTGTCTCGCGCCATCACTCGCCGTCCATCATGCCGACATGAATGAGCCGGCGCCGCTACGGTCGCGGCCGTACCGATCGCGCGGCCGGTCGCTCTCCGGGGACCAGGAAACATCCTGCGCGAAGGTCAGCACGAAGGCGTCGGCGAGGTCCGGCGATGCGCCTTTCAGGGCTCCGCGTTTCTTCATCTGGTCCTTGCTTTCCACTTTGCGCTTGCCTGCGCTGGTGAAGGTGTAGATTGGCGCCGTCAGCTCCGCGATCAGAGCATCGTCGGCGCACAGTTTTCCGTTCTGCTTCTCGAACCATTCGCGGCACTTGAACCAGGCCTCGTCGCGCAGCCGGTCGTAGAGCTGCCCCACGGCTGCGCTCTCGGCCACATTGACGTCGGTCACGATCCCGCCGAGCAGTTCGCGCAACCGATCCGCCACGCCCGAACCGATGCCGATCGAGTCGACGAAGATCGCATCCGGCCGGTGTTCGGCCTCGTCGTATTCCGCGTTGATGCGGCCCGCGAGCTGCATCGTGTCGAGCCCGCGCCACGATTGCACCGGCTCGACGAGCACATTCCCGTGACGCTTGGCGAGCGCCGATCGGTCGTCGCCGAACCGCGCGCAATCGAGGCCCCAGACCATCGGCCCGAACGGCCGCACGTCGCGGGCAACCGCCGCCCGCGCGAGATGCGCCGGGATCACTTGGGCGGCCGTCGGCTGCAGGAAAGCTTCTTCCGGGTTCGCCGGATATTCCTGCGTGAATCGTTCAACCCCGCCCAAGGCCGCGATCTTCGAGCGCCGCCAGGCGATCTGCCCGAGATCGAGACCGTACAGCGCCATCAGCTCGCGCTCGTCGTCGAGCGGTGCGAAGCCCTGCGGCGGCTCGGCGCGATATTCCTCCTGCAGAAACCAGGGCAGGAACACGGGCATGAACGGCGATTCCTTCCGCACCGCGAGCTGCCACTGTTCGTGGAAGTAATTGCCGAGACCGTTGCCGGTCGATTCCAGAAACACCTCGGTGCCTTCCGCGTCCGGCACGCCCTGCAGCGCGCCGGCGGCGTGCTCGTGCGCATTGTCCCAGAATGCCACTTCCGAACCGTGGAAGAGCTGCACCGTGGCGCCCCGTCCCGTGCCCTTCGTGCCCGCGGTGCCGACCTGGTAGCCGCTGTCGAGAAACTGGAACGACAATTCCTTCGAGTTCGCCGCTCCCGTCACCGGCTTCAGCTCGCCCGGGCAATAGGCGTGGAAGCGGTCGGTCATCTCGAACAGGTTGTTCGTCGCATCGCTCTGGTGCGTCAGAATGAAGGCCCGCACACCGTGGCGGTGCGTCGTCTGGTGATAGAACCGCCCGCCGATATAGGTCGAAATCCCCTGTTGCCGGGCCTTCAGCACGATCGCGCGCACGCGGCCGGTCTGGCGTCGCTGCTCTTCGACGAGCGCATGCAGCCGGCGCTGCGCGCTATTGAAGCCGAAGCGCTTGATGCCCATCGCCTTGGTGCGGATCTTCAGCGCGTTCCAGGCGTAGAATTCGTAATCGTCACGCAGACGGCGGCGGATCGCCAGCTCGGCCTGTTTCGCTTGTTCCTGGGGGTTCACTGAGCGTCTTCGTCCAGTGTTCGTGGGTGAGCGTGCCGCCGACATTGGCGGTGATCGAGCTGAGCCTCGGGTGCATGTAAGGCGCTGCGGTCGCGGCGACCTCGGCCGCTTCCTTCAGCTTCGCCGTCGTCATCGACTCCGGGTCTTTGCTTGCCGCCCGGCAGAGTTCTTCATGCTCGGCATAGGCCGCGCGCATGAAGGTCATCATCACGTCGAGCGGCAGCTTGCCGCCGTCTTTCGCGAGCGCATCGGCGGCTTCCCGCGTGCGCTGGGTCGCGGCGCCCTTCTTGCGGCCCGCACCGGGGCGGGCACCGCCGGAAGGGGTTTTGCGTTTCTCAGCCATCGACCTTTGCGGCTTCGGGCGCTTCGATCGCGCCGAGCTGGATCAGCGCATCCTCGATGCCCGCTTCATCGACCGGCGCGGCAATCGTGGCGCCACGACGCTCGAGGCGCAGGCCGACGCTGATCACCAGCTCCGCACCCTCGGCATTGTCGATCACGTAAGCATCGACCGCGTCCGGGAAATGCTGCTCGAGCTGCGCCTTCAGCGCATCGATCGGATAGGTCTGGTACTGCGCTTGGCGGTCGTCGCGGAATTCCATGGGTCTTCTCCGGGCAACAAAAAACCCGCCGCGGGATTCCGGGCGGGCGTGCTTCTTCGAACTTGATGTCTCGGCTTGTCGCATTTGTCGCATTTGTCGTCAAGCCCGCTGCGCTTCCCGGGTGAGCCGCTCGGCAATCTCGCCGCAGCCGTCCTCCCACCATCGCTGAACCGTCGAGCGGTGTAGCCCCGTGGTTTCTGAAATGCGGCCGTAGGAGTAGATCGGCTTGCCGGTCAGCGGATGAGTCAGCAGGCGCGCCGCGGCCACACGCCGCTTGGCGATTTCACCGATCAGCGGCAGCCAAGTCAGCGCCTCGTCCATGCGGTCGATCGCGTCGGCGCTTGGCGCGGCCCACCGCACACGCGGTTTGAATTCCCGCCCGATCGCATCGGAGAATGTCAGCCGTGCGAGCGGCCACCAGGTCAGCTTCACGCTGGGTCGATCGCGGGCTCCGGTCGGCAGCGCCATGAGGATGGCGCCCGCTTCCTCGAGCCGTGTCTGCACGAACGCACCGCTGAAGAACGGGATCTCATCGCCGTTCGCCAAGCGCATCGTCGGCACGTCGCGTGGCAAGCGGGCGGTGATTGTTTTCACGCCACCACCTCGTCGCTCGGTTCGACGAAAGGCGCCCCGGCCTCGATCGCCCGGCGCATCGAAAGCAGCCGTTCGAGCCGATTCTTGCCCACCTCGCTCGCATCGCGTGAGGCCGCGACGCAGGCCGCTTCCCAAGCGATCATCGCTTTCGTGCGCACCGGCGGCGGCGTCCAGCTTTCCTCGCTTTGGCGCTTGACCGCGCACTTCGCCAAGCGGCGCAGACGCTGCAGCATGGTCCATTCCGGTTCGGCGCAGAGTTCGGCCAGTTCGTACACGGCGCCCGGCGTCGGCCGCTTTCGCGGCTCGCTCCGCAGGTAGCGCTGGCACGCTTCCTCGATCGTCGGCGCGCTGAAACCGCCGAGAACATTCAGCCAGTCGCCGATCGCTTTGACCGCCAGAGCTTCCGACATGTCGGGCGTGAAGTAATGGCTCAACAGCACGACGATGCGCCCCGAAAGCCAGTCGCGTGCGGCCGTGCGGTAGTGCCGCTCGAGCCGCGTGAGATCGCGCCGTGCCGCCTGCAATTCCGGCTCGGCAAGCGCGCGTGGTTCGATCCAGTCGCGGGTCTCAAAGTTGATCGCCTTCAGCAGCGGCACGAGCGCCGGCTCGAACGAGAACGTCGAGATTTCCCTGCCGTTTGCCGCGGTCGCCCGTGTGAGATCGCCCATGCTCCAGCCCTTTCGCCCCTGCCTCGAACCATCCGATCGGATCGACCGGCCCGCCGTCGCCCGCCCTCGCGAGATCGATCAGCGCCTGCAGCGTCTCGCCGTCGCCAAGGCGTTTGCACATCCGCCCCAGCCATCCGCGCAGCGCGTCGGGCGGTTTTCCGGTGCGGTCGCTGAGCAGCGCCAGCCCCCAGCCCCAGACCTGGTCGCGAGGCGCGGCCGGGGGCGGTGCGGCGTCAGCCGCGCCAGAACCGTCAGGTTCTGAATCTATTTGTCCCTGTCCTCTGTCCCTGTCCTCTGTCCCTGTCGTCTCTGTTACAGACCTTGTGACAGTCTCTGTCGGCGCGTCTGTTACAGACCGTGTGACTGAAGCTTCACGGCGTCCTTCCTTCTTCTGTTGCAGTCGGGCTTGGCGCGCCTTCTCGGTTCTGTCGCGGAAGGCTTTCTTTCGCTCCCAGGCTTCGTTCGCCTTCTCCGCGACGACCTTGTGGTATAGCCGCCCGTCGTCGCATTTCACCCAGCCGTGCAGCGCGCGCTCCTTCACCTTGCGCCAGGTCTTCAGGTCGCGCCCGAGTTCGGCGAGACGGCAGAGCGCGATGTCGTCGTCCGGCAGGCTGGCGGCCGGCACCTGGTGATAGCTCTTCAGCCATAACGTCATGCCCGCGCGCCATTCCGCGTCGTCAGCAAGCGCGTGGAATTCGCTGTTGAACAGCCGCACGATGTCGATCGGCATGAACGGGAAGTCGCGAAGATCGCAGTCCGGCGGGGTGAGCGGCGCGGTCATGACAGGCCTGCTTTCGGATCGATATCGAGCGCCGCCTCGTGCAGCGCGCCGCTGATTTGGTCCTGTTGCACGCCGCTTTTCCGGGCGGCTTCGGTTGCCGCCGCGATCGTCATGCGGAAGGCACGGAGCGCGGGCACGCCGACGCTGCGCGTGGCTGCCATGGCGCCTTCGACGCGGCGCGCCAGGCCTTCTTTCACCAGCTCAAGATCGACGCCGGGTGCGGTCATGCCGCCGCTCCCGCGAATCGGCTAGACTGCGCCCGAGCATTCACGGACGAAGGGGGAAGCCGATGCTCGACGATGAGGGGCGCCTGCCCCGCTGGCTGCGCGACACGGCAATCGCCATAGCCTCCGGCGCGCTGGTGTTCTTCTGGCTGTGGCCGACCGATCGCGGCGTAACGACCGCCACGAAATGGGAAACGGTATGGACCGCGCTCGGCGCGATCGCGACTTTTGGCGCGGTTGCCGTCTCGCTGGCCGTGTCCGCACGCGCGAAGAAAGACGCGTCCGAGGTTGCTTTGCAATCGATCGAACATGAGCACCAGCTGCAGCGAGAGCGGATGCAAGAAGCAGAGCGATCCGCTCGTGCTATCGTCGCTCATTCGATTTCTGCCGAGCTTCTGGCCTGGTCCGAGTATGCGCATGAACAGGGCCAATACATGCGAATGGGCAGGCGCGCCGGTGCATACCGAATGCCGCCCTACATTTTCCGCCTTTTCGCCATGCCCGGCATGGCAGGACAAATCGGCCTGTTGGGCGAAAGCCATGCCTTCTACGTTCTTCAGATTTACGGCGAAATCGGTTCGATCCTGGCCGATCTCGACGCGAGAAGAGACGACATGTTCATCCTGCCGCTTGAGCGGGCATATGTCACAGGAGACACGACCACTATCGTCGATCGCATCGAAGATACCGGAAAACGTGCCGGTAAACTCGCAGCTGAGATTTACGGACAGTCGCCCCCGGTGGTGCATGACGCTTAGCGTATGGCTTCGCCTCGAAGGCGGCCTGCAAAGTCGGAAAGCTTCGTTCACGCCGCTCTCCGCAGCTTCGGCTTCTGGCTCAGCGCGTAGTCCCAGATCGCGAGCGCATCGGCTTCGTTGTCGTCAGCCGGCGACCATCCGCGCAGGTGGCAGGTGCGGATCACCTCGGGCTTCTTCGCGCGCCCCGAATTGCAGAAGTGCGCGCGGACGCTCGACAGGTTCACGTCGAAGCATGGCACGTCGCGGCGCCACGCGATCAGGTCGGTGATCGCGGCCATGCCGAGCAGGATCCGTGCCGTCTCCTGGTTCGTCGCATTCGGCACGCCGGGCGCGGGCAGCGGCGCTTCGTAGACAATGCGGCTCGGCTCAAACTTGGTGATCGCGTCGGCCAGCCAGTCGCTGTACGCGGCGAAGCGGGCATCGCGCGGCCGGTAGATCGGCAAGGCGACCGAGCCTGAACGGGGATGCTCCCCGCCCGAGCCGAACGCCCAGCCGAACTTCGTGGCGAGATCGAGTGCGAGCACGCCGGGCATGGTCAGCGCGTAATGTGCTTGACGGCCCACATGACCGCCTCTTCGATCTTTGTCTTCGCAAGGCTGAGCTCCCGCGAACTGCCGATGCTTTCGACAAGATCGTGAAGCTCAAGGCCCTTGTCCTTGAGAGCCTGCATTTGAGCCTTCTCTTCATCCGAGAGCACGCGATAGGCATGGCGCATCACGTTGTTGACGGTGCGCTCGTCGCTCGTGGAATTGACGGTTTGAGGCATTGCTTCTTCCTTTCGATGGTTCAGTGACTAAGCCGACGCCCCGGTTTCGGCGCCCGCGCCCTTCTTGCCGGCCTTGGCCTTCGTCTTGCCGCCGCCCCAAGCTTCCTGGGCGATCGCTTCTTGGCCTTTCAGCCAGCCTTGGTGCCACTGCTGGTGCAGCGCCGATCCGGCGGGGAAAGGGTTGGTATCGGAGCCGTTGCCTGCGCGGCCGGCAAACACACCGGTCTCGCGCGCTTCCCATTCGCGGTGCTCGCTCGGCACTTCCGTCTTCGCCTCGTCGAACAGGCCGAACTGCGTGCCGACGGGCGAGCCCATCCACTGCAGATACCGGCCGAGATCGCGGTAATCGGTCTGCACTTCGTCCGCGTTCTGGCGGCGCACCTTCATCGCCTCGCGCAGCATCTTGGTGTTGAAGCCGATCGACTTCAGGCGCTTTAGTTCGGTGCCGAGCGAGCGCTTCAGCCGCGCGACTTGCGCGGCCGCCGCGTCGATCTCCATGTCGATGTCGCCGAGCTCGCGCACCGCCTTCAGAAATTCGGTTTGGCTCGGCGTGTTGGGCTTGGGTTTCGCAGTGGTTTCGGTTTCGGCGTGTTCGCCTTCGCCGTTGGTCGTGAGCGTCTTTCGGCGTGCCATCGGGTCACTCCTGGTTGGGGTTGTGCTTCAAAACGGCTTCGAGCTTGCCGCGCACTTCGCGCAGCCGCTCGCTGAGCGACACCGGCGACCAGAGGACCGAAACGCAGCCGATCACTCGGCCGCGGTAGAACAAATCTTCGGTTCGGCAGAAGCCGCGCCAGGCATGGAATTCGATCGCGATGGTGCGCAAGGTGGGGGGCTCCCTGAGATGAGGGCGAGGGCCTGCAATGCGGCCTCGCGTTGTTGTTCTGTCAGCGGTGCGGGTGCGCGGCCGGCGAGTTCGCAGAGCGCGTGCCAGACTTCGTCGTGGTCGCGCGCGAGCTCGATGAGCAGCTTCGCGCTCGGTGCGTTGCGCTCCTGCGTGAGCCCTTCGATCGTGCGCGGATTATGCCCGCTTGTGGCGGCGAGCTGCTTCACGCCCCAGCCGCAATTGCGGGCCGCCTGGCGTACTGCTTCGCCGATGCGAGCGGCGATCTCGCCGCTCGATACGTGAACTTTTCCCGTGTGTTTGTACGGAGACATCGCGGTGTCGCTCCATCCATGGTGTTGCCCATGGAACGAGCCGTACGACGCAGAGACCGGAGCTTTGGCGAGCAGTGTGGTCATTGCGTCGCGATCCAGAAAAGGAAAGTGACGAAACCGATGAGATACAGCGAGAGCAGCGCGAGGGCGGCCCGAAGGCTGATGCGGTCGTGTCGAGGATGGGCGGTCACGGGCGGGCCTCCGCCGGGAGTTGAAGCGGAGGTGCTTCCCCGCCCGCGACCTGCGCGCCGCACTCCGGGGCGCGTTTGCGATCGGCCCACCATTGGGTGATGGCGATCCGAATGCGGTTCGATTGCTTTGCGCGGTAGAACGAATCGGCCCAGCGCTTACGGGCCGCCTCGCGCATCCGCGCCTTCGCGTCGTCGCTGTGATGCCAGCCGGGCTTGCCGCTCATGCTGCGCCTTCCCGCAAACGGGGCAGGCTACCGGCGGATTCGCCAGCCGCCCGCCCGCGCGCTACCGTGGCAGTCCCACAACCGCCACGGAGACTTGCAATGGACTGGAATCCCGCCGGGCTGCATGCGATCAACATCGTCTTGCTCAACGCCGTTTGCCGATTAGGCGTGGACAAAGAGCAGATGCTTCGCGACATGCGAGAGGCGCAGCGCCAAGTCATTGTTTCGGGCTTTCCGGAGAACGGCTGGATCGATCGCACGATTGCAATGCTTGAGGATCGCGCAGACGTGCGGCCCATCCCGCCATGGCAGCCCGCAGTCGTGCCCACCAAGGACGATGGGCGTTGAAGGCGATCGGATCGACGAACCAACCGTTCATGCGATGCTCCGATCGCGCCAATGCGGCGTCGGGTTTGCAGGCGAGTATGTGCGTTGTCCGGTTGCGATGACTTCGACAGAGCGGTCACGCTGGAAGCGGCGAACGCGGATATAGCCTTGCTCCTCGAGCCGACGCACCATCCGCGCGGCCGTCGAGGTGCTGCGAATGGCGAAATAGCCGCAGATTTCGTCGTTCGTCGGGCATGGCCGATTGGCTGCCGCGCGCTCTGTAATCCAACGGAGCAGGGCGTCCAGGTTGGATGTGGTGAACGCGCTCGTGCGGGTCATGCCAACCCCATTTGCCGACGACGGCGCGCACACTCGCGGGCACCCTGATGCGGCACGTATTTCGAGCGCTTGTAGCGCCACGCGGCGGGGTCTTTCCGACCGCTGCCGGTGGCGCGGCGCACAATGACCTGCTGCTCATGGAGCGGTTTTTGCAGTGCCGTGACGCCGATGTCGGGGCGGATCAGGCTGGCAAGCCCGAGCATGGAAAGGCCGAGAAGCGACTGCCGTTTCATCACGCCGCTTCCCCTTCGGCGGGAAGGACGAAATCGTTGGGCGTGACCGCGCCAGCAGTGGCGCGAGCGATGGCAGCCATAGCGTCGGCTGACGGCATGCGTCGGCCAGTTCGATAGCGGAAGACCGCCATGCGAGTTTTGCCAATCTTGGCGGCGAACTCGCCGTCCGAGAGCCCCTCGCGGGCCATGTATTCGTGTAGCTGCATAGGCGCCGTGTAACCGATGCGGTTACCGCGTGTCAACAACGTCGTCATCGGCTCCCGTAACCAACACGGTTACAGTGGCGACATGGGGAACCGCATCAAAGAACTGCGCGAGGCGCGCGGCTTGTCGCTCGAAGCCTTGGGCGAGGCCATGGGCGGCGTTTCACGCCAACAGGTTTGGAAGCTCGAGAATGGGGTCGTCGCGCTGACACAGCGGTGGATGGAGCGGCTTGCCGGTGTGCTTGAGTGCACGCCAGCAGAGTTGCTGTCGGCATCCGGGACGCCGATCGCAGCGGCATCCGGTCAAGGCGGCTTCGTCCAAATTGAAGAAATCGACATTCAGGCGGGTGCCGGCCCGGAAGGGCAGATCACCCACGAGCTGGCGCACGATCACGATGGCGACCTGGTCGAGGTTTTGCCGTCGAAGGGCCATTGGGTCATGCCGCGCGAGCTGTTCGCGCAGGTGGCGCCGGCGGGGGTCGACGGGCTGAAGATCGTCAGCGTGCGCGGCGATTCGATGATGCCGCGCTTCCGCCCGGGTCAGCGGGTGATGGTCGATACCGCCGACAAGCTGCCGTCACCGCCCGGCGTTTTCTTGGTGTGGGACGGTTTCAGCCTGGTCATCAAGCAGGTTGAAGTGATTCCTTTTTCCGAGCCGCCGCGGGTGAGACTGACCAGCGCGAATTCGATCTATTCGCCATACGAGCGGACGCTCGACGAGGCGTACATTCAGGGCCGGGTCATCGGCGTCTGGGAGTGGACGTGATGCAAGCGCTTCTTGCGGGACTACTGATGGCGGCTGTCTGCTCGGCATCGTTCGCGCAGGACAGGCCGAAGCGAATGACGCTCGACGAAGCGGACCGCCTCCTGCAGCAAAGGGACGAAAACTTCAAATCTTGGAACGACTTCAAGGGTCGTTTTCAGATGATTTCTAATCCTCCCGGCGGCGTGTGGATCCTGGACACAGCGACGGGCGATCTGCGCGTGTGCCTGGCAACGCCGACGCCTCTAGCGCCTGATTCCCCCCTGCCTCCGATCATGTGCTCTCGGGTCGTTTCGGTGCGAGAATGATCCGCCACGTCCTAACCCTCGTCTTGGCTGCATCATGACCGACGATCCTCCCCGCCGGAACAAGGGGCCGGTTAGTCCGCTGCTGCACCTCGCGCAGGTACTTAACAGATACGACCAGATGTGGCTCCGGACCGTCAATTCGCTCATTGCGATAAACAATGCCCTGGCAGACACGAAGGCGGTGCCTGAAACCGCTATGGAAGATATCACCAATGAGATGAAAGCCCTGATAGAGGTTTATGAAGATTATCAAGAGTTTAAGAAGACTCTGATAAAGGAGTCAGAGGTGCGTGATGCCTAAACTACGCGTCGTCGAAGATGGTGATCCGCCATGGAGGGACTTGCCGGGCGGTGGCGGCGGTCCTACTGATACAGGCATGGAAACGCGCGTGACCCGACTTGAAGCGTTGGTAGAGCAGCAGGCTCAAACCAACGCTCGGATTGAGGGCAAGTTCGATCGGCTTGAAGGGAAGCTTGACCGACTCGCCGAGCAGGTGACTGCCGTTTCGCTCAAGGTCTCGAAGCTTCCGACCAATGCCGACCTTTGGCAAAACACGGTTACGATCGGTTCAGTAGCAGGGGTCGTCGTCACCATTGTCCTGGCGGCGCTCGCCGTAGCGAATTGAGAAGTGCGCTAACCCTCGCCCTACTGCTCGCCCTGGCGGCGCCGGCGCAGGCAGCTGACCTGACCGGCCGCGCCGATCGCGTGATTGATGGCGACACTTTCGTCCTGCAGGGCGTGAAGATCAGGCTGTGGGGCATCCAGGCGCCTGAGCGCGGGGAGGGTGGCTACAAGGCCGCAACTGAGGGCCTGCGCTCGATCCTGGCCGACCGGGACGTTACCTGCGAGAAGCGTTCGACCGATCCCTACAAGCGCACGGTCGCGAGGTGCTTCGTGGCCGGGCAGGACGTCGCGGCGCAGCTCGTAAGCCGCCGTCTGGCCGTCGACTGGCCTCGGTACAGCGGCGGGTTTTATGCGTCAGTTCGGCAGGTTCGGCCGTAGCCGCGCTAATAGTCTTTCGAAATCCGCTTGCCCGATACGACCATCGGCGGTTTCAAGCGGCACCGTGAACAGGTGGCCGCCGACCCGCCACCATTCGGCGGTGTTCAACTTGCCTTTACCCTCAAGCGGCTGGCAGCCTAAGCGGCGAAGCTCAGCGCTCCATTCCTCGCGCGGCAGAAGCCGCATCGCGGGCATAGATCAGGCGGCGATTTGGGGGATGGCGCCGAACTGGCGGCTGATACTGGAGCGGCCCGGCGGGATGATGCCGTTTTCCTCAAGCCGCTCTTTCAGGCCGCGCACGGGCGCGACCTTGGCTTTGATGCCAAGGTTATGTTCCAAAAGGGTTTCTAGGGCCTGCACCACGTCCGAAAGCACCGCGTGAGCGTCTGCGCCGGAAAGGAAAAGGCCCGGGACATCATCGCTCCACACGCGCAAGCCGCCGTTTTCGCGGCGCTCGAACATGACGGCGAAGGTCATGATTTCCGTGTCAGCCATTGGCTTTTCTCCCGTGGCCCTGATCATCCACAGCGGTGGATAACCCGTCAACATGTCTAAAACGTGAATCTGTTGCGCGGGTTGCGGCCGTCCGGGCGGCCGGCAGATGCCCATCTGAGTGAATCGACTCGCCGCCTTGGGTTGCGTCAGGATCGGGGTCCAACAACCGAGGGGGTATTCATGCTCAACCTGTCATGGATCAAGTGTCAGAGCGGAAATTGGTGCTCATTTGCGACTGTTGATCTTTCCGAGGTCAAGGCCGAGGGCGTTTACATCATCTGGCATGGCGGCGATAAGCCGAAAGTGGTTCGCGTCGGCCAGGGCAAAGTCGCCGATCGCATTGCAGCCCATCGGAACGACAGAGCGATCACCGCTTACTCGTCCCTCGGCCTCTACGTCACGTGGGCAGCTGTACCGGCAGCCCAGCGGGACGGGGTGGAACGGTATCTGGCGGATTGCTATTCCCCACTAGTCGGAGATGCGTTTCCGAATGTTCTGCCGATTGCGGTAAATCTGCTGTAGCCGCGCTGTTCATGCCGGCAAGCACGCCGTCAGCAGCTTCAACCAGCTTCATGAGTTGAAACCACGCCCAAGGCGGTTCCTGCCCGTTGGAAATGCGGTCTTTTGCCCAGGCCCGAATACGAAGAAGTTCGTCTTGCATGGTCGATGAACCTCGCTAGGTCGTAATCGTTCCCGCAGCAACTAAGCCCGGCCCCGCCGGGCTTTTTGTTGGCCTCAACAAAATTGTGCTGCGCGCCGGGCTCGATACCGGCTGATCGGTTTGGTTTCTCGGTCCTCCGAAGTGCGTTACCTGCATAAGCTGGTGACCGCTCCGCATCAGCGGACTTCGCCGGGGTCAGCGCATCACAGACGGATCGTCCGATCTATCCCCGTTGGTTCGCGTGTCCTTCCACGCCGCCGCAGCAGCCCCTTCTACCACGCCCGCGCGGCGGTGGAAGCTATAAAGTAACCTTATCGGTTACATTTCCGTTGACGGGGAGTAACCGCTGCGGTTACAACGCGTCCATCACCACACGGGAGATGGGCGATGCCTGACACCACCGAACTGCTGCAAGCCGCGCACGACCGCACGCTTGCAATGACCGAAGCGGCCTTGAGCCGTCCGCGCGTGAAGGTCGAAGCGCCGACGATCGAGCAGATCGAAGCCGCCGCCGCGCACCTCGAAACCCTGCTCCGCAACGCGGGCCGCCTCTGGGACGCTACGCAGCAGCCGGCGCACATGTTCGCCGACGAACTGCCGTGCCCGGTGCGCGCTGTCGATGCGGCTCACTGTGAGCTTCTGTGCTGGAT